ACAGTAGTTGATACTAGTATTAAGAATCAACGCTTTATAATTGAAAATGCTGGTATTGATACTAATACATTAAATGTAAGAGTATTTCAGGCAGCAAACTCAAGTATATTCACTGATTATAAAGTAGCAAACAATATATTAGATATTGGTGCAAGTGATAAGGTATACTTTATCAATGAGATTGAAGATGAGAAGTATGAGATATTCTTTGGTGATGGTGTATTAGGTAAGAAGTTAGAAGATAATAATGTAGTTCAATTAAGTTATATTGTAACTAATGGTACTGCTACTAATGGTGCTAAGACCTTTACTTTTAATGGTCTTATGGAAGATGAGAATGGTACTACCATAACTCTTCCATTTGCTGTTTCATCTCTTACTACCTCTTCAATAGCATCGGGTGGATCAGATATTGAAACTATTGATAAGATCAAATATAATGCTCCTAAGTTCTATGGATCACAGAATAGAGCAGTAACTGGTAATGACTATAAAGCAATTGTAAGAAACCTATATCCAGCAACAAGTGATGTCATAGTATTTGGTGGTGAAGATCAAGAACCACCTGCATATGGTAAAGTATTTCTTTCCGTGAAACCCACTGAGGCCGCTTCACTTTCATCATTCACTAAGAATGAATTGACATCAGAACTTAAGAAGTATACTGTTGCTTCTATAAGACCAGAGTTTATTGATCCTTCTGTCCTATATTTGGAGTTGACCAGTAACATCTATTATACTGGCACAAAGACTCAATTACTTCCTCTTGAAGTAGCAACTAAGGCATCTAATGCAATAGTTGAATATCTTAAGACATCTCAGACTGAGAAGTTTAATGGTAAGTTTAGATATAGTAAGTTTATTGGAGTTATTGATAATTCAGATATTTCTATTAATTCCAATGATACTGATATTACTATGAGAAAGGATTTTATAGCACAGATTAATACATCTGCTTTCTATGAAGTATGTTATCAGAATCCTTTCTTAGTAGATTGTAACAATCCTGTTGTATCATCAACGGGTATGACAGTATTTGAGTTCCCTACCTATACCTCATATCTAGAGGATAGAGATGGCAAAATGGTACTATATAGACTAGATCCTGTAAGTGGCGAAAAGATTCTATTGAATGATTCAGTGGGAACTGTTGATTATACTAAGGGTGAGATAATGATGACAGACTTTACTATCTTAAAAGGCACTTTTTCCGATAATCGTATTGAGTTAAGAGTTAAACCTGCTAATAAGGATATTGAAGTTAAGCGTGAGGCATATTTAGATGTAGATGTGTCAAAGAGCAAGTTCACAGCTTATAAAGAAGAGTAGATGTCAAAGACTGCGAATAAGATTTCATTCTTAGTTGATTCTCAACTACCTGATTTCATCAACGAAGAGTATGAACTTTTTGGTAAGTTCATACAAAAGTACTATGAGCAATTAGAATTACAAGGTCAACCGTATGATATAGTTGAGAACCTTGAAACTTATCGTGACATTGATTTCTACGAGAATAATATATTAAAGCAGAGTACTACTGTAAGTGGATTGATTAATCCTTCTGATACTACTATAACTGTAGCAGATGCTTCATCTTTCCCTAAAAATGGTGGATACTTTAAGATAGATGATGAGATCTGTTTCTATAAGAGTAGAACAGATACTCAGTTTAAAGAAATTAGTCGTGGTGTAAGTGGTAATACAAAATTAGGAGATCTTTATTCCACAAGTACATTTGTTACTACTCAAGCATCCAGTCATACCAATGGATCTCAGGTACAAAATATTAGTAACTTTTTCTTATATGCATTAATTAAAAGTTTTGAAAGTGAGTACTTAAATGATTTTCCACAAGCATATTTGAATGATGCTGTAGATAAGAGAACTCTTATTAAAAATATAAGTTCTTTTTACCAATCAAAGGGAACTGATAAGTCTGTTAAATTCTTATTCAAGTGTTTGGTCAAGGATGATCCAGAACCAGAGATTGCATATCCACGAGATTTTACACTAAAGAGTTCTGAATCTACTTGGGTTAATAATTATTCTCTTAAAGTTAAAGTACTATCAGGTACAGTAACAGATCTTATAGGTAAAAAGATTACACAAACCAGTGGTATACATGCTTCTGCTATTGTTGATAATGTACGTTATGATAGTAAGTATGATGGGGAAGATTTATATGAGATCATACTTAACGAAGCAAGTGTAAATGGAGAGTTTTCCACAGCTGCAAGAACTAAATTAACTGAGTCTATTCTTATTAGTGATACTGTAGGTGATAGGATTGATGTAGAATCTACGATGGGTTGGGATAAGAAAGGTGAGTTTATTATTGACGATGAAAAATTTACATTTGAAGATAAAAATGTTAATCAGTTTGTAATAAAGACAAGAGAGGGTACTACAACTTATCCTGTAGGTACTACAGTAACATATGGAGCAAATGTATCTGGTTCTAATGTAACTCTATTAGTCTATGGTGTCTTATATAATGCGACTAATGAGACAGATGCACCATACTCAAATGCAGGTGATGTACTTGAAATATCAGATCCTGGATTCTTAACAAATGATGTAAAGATTTTTGATGCACAGAATAATCTTAGATGGGCGTTGCCTGGTGCTTCTCCTCTTATCAGTGATCTAAACACTAACGTATCAGCCATCTATGAAGATGGCGAAGGTTATTACATAGCTTCGTCTGGGTTTCCTTCTCATACAGTAGGAACAACTAACCAACCTGCTAACATAAAAGATCAGAAACAATTAAAAATTATTAGAAAGACTCCTATTTCTACAACTGAGACTTATGAGACTAAGTATAGAGATATAGGTATTGCTACAAATGGTATACCGTTTGCAGGATATAAAGATTCAAGTGTTGTATACAATGGTGCTCTTCAAAAAATTACTGTCAATGCTCGTGGTAATGGATATATTGATGCTCCATATGTATTAGTTGATGGTTTATCTAATAAAGCAAAATCAATATTATCTGGACAGGTAGTTGAATCAATAACTATTACAAATGCAGGGGCATATACTGCTATTCCTACTATTGAGATAGTATCTGGAAGAAATGCTACTGCATCTGCTGTAATTACTAATGGTGTAATTACAAGTATTAATGTTACTAATGCTGGAGAATACTATTCAACTCCTCCTGAAGTTAGAATAACTGATAATGCAGGAAAGGGTAGATTTGCTGATTATGTTGCTACAGTTTCAAGTACTGGTGCTGTAACTGGATTTACCATAGTTAATGGTGGTACAAATTATACAGAAACAAATGTACAAGTTGATTTAATTCCTGTTGGTTCTGGTGCAACTGCAACTGCAACTATTAAAGAGTGGAGAAAGGACAAGTATTTTATAAACAAAAATAATGTAGACTCTGAGAATGGATATTGGTTCCAGAATTTTGATTCTGCTAAAGGTTATGGATATGCTTATTATGCATCTCCTACTACGTTAAGAGCAAATGACACAGGATCATCTCATTCACCGATTCTAGGGTTTGCATATGATGGCAACCCCATATACGGTGCTTATGGATATACAGATCCTCTAGACGCTTCTAGTGCCATTCTACAGATGAGCTCTAGTTATTCAAGAAATTCTTCTAGGGTAGGACCAAGTATAACAACATACCCTTTAGGTACATTTATTGACGATTATACTTTTACTGATGCATCTGGTACATTGGATCAGAATAATGGACGTTTCTGTGTTACACCAGAATATCCTGATGGAACCTATGCATATTTTACTACAGTTGATGGTAATGGAGACCCATTATTTCCATATCTTGTAGGAAAGAATTATTATTCACTTCCCTTAGATTCCAATTACAATTCTGAAATGACTCAGGATGATTTGCCAGTAGGTGCAAATAGATTGAGGACTTCTGGTATATCAAAAAATGGAGTACAGGCATTAGCAAAAATTGAAGATGTAACAAGAGGAACTGTATCATCCGCTACAATCCTTAGTAGTGGAACTAATTTTTCTGTTGGTGGTAGATTGGTTATTGATAATAGTGGAACTGAAGGATTGGATGTTGCTGGTGAGATAGAATCAGTTAAAGGAAAAACGGTATCATCACTTGAATCTCAAACCACTAAAGCACTTTATATTGAACTTACTAATAATGGTTATCTTTTTGATGGGGATACCATCACACAAACAAATACAGGTGCTACAGGAAAGATAGTTGGTAATATATTCTCTGCTAAGAATTTTGCTCTACGTGCAGTAACAGGAACTTTTAATAGTACAGATGTACTATCATCAAATACTAAAGTACTTAATTTTATACTTGATCAGAAATCATCTTATACTAAAGGTGCTACTTTATCCTTTAGTGATGGTATTGCAACAGCAGTAGCAACAGGTGAAGTACTTGAAACAACTATAGATCAGAATAATGTTAAAGTAAAAGTTTTAACTGGTACATTTAGTGTTTCTACTACTTTATTCTTAACTAGTTCTAATTTAATTAATACTACTGGATCAAAAATTGTTTCTACAACATCTTTAAGTGAAAATCTTTCTATCTTTAAATTACAAGATAATGTAGCATTATTAACTACATCTACTGCACATGGTGTTGCTATTGGTGAAGAAATTAATGTTGATATTAATCCAGATGATGCATCATCTACAACAACATATTATGTAAGGAAAAGAGTTTATCAAGAAGCAATCCTTCAAACCTCAGTTATAGCAACGACTCTTAGCGATGATAGTATTGGAAGATCTACTATATTAAATGGTGGTGGTGATTATACTGCTGGTACATATAATAACATTGCACTGTCTGGTGGAGCAGGATCTGGTGCTAAAGCAACTATAGTTGTTTCTAGTGCTAAAGTTGTTAGTAGTGTTACATTAACTAATAAAGGAACAGGATATAATAGATTTGATATTCTTACTGTTGGAGCATCTGATTTGGGTAAATCAAACCCATCTACTAAACCAGATCTTAGATTGCGTGTTGATCATGTAGGTTTTGCAGCAGAGAACAACATATTAAATGTTGCCAATGCTGATAAGATTACAATTGATGATAGTTTACAGATTGGTAGTGAAATTGTAAAGGTTACTGCTAAGTCTAGTACTGCTTTAACTGTAGCAAGAGCACAGAATTCAACTATAGCAGTTGATCACTTTAATGGTGCTACTATATCAGTTTATAATTATGGATATAATATTCCTCTTAATCATCTTGTAGGCAATACTGTTAAAGATGCTAAAGTACTTTCATATGACGCATCTACTCAAAAAGCAGTATTTGTATGGGATTATGATCAGACTACCTCATCAATTAATAATATATCTTTATCTACTGTATTTTATGATAATAGTACAGATAAGAAATTAATACAGATAAATTCAGTTACTAGTCCAGATACTTATTTTGAATTTTCTTCTGATAATACAACATTTGTAAGAAACCCAGTATTAGATGTAAAAGAATTTTACAAATATAAGTTTGACACATCTCATAGTTCTATGAGTGGTGTTGGTTTTGATATTTCTCCAAGTAGAAACTTTAATCTTGTTACATCAGAGAAAACCACTCAGATAAACAATCAATGGGTTGATCTTAAGTTAGGATTTGGATCAAGAGTTTCTACTAACACTTATAGTGTTAAAAAACAATCTCCATATAAGAAGTATTACTATTATGATAGAGATGGTATTGTTAATTCAGAAAAATCATATTTTAATGTAATCAATGATTCGTTACAGGGGTCTAAAATTGCTTTGTATATTACTAGTGATAGAATTCTATATTCTACTGGTATAAAAGCATCTCATGATGGTACAGGAACTATTACATATGTTTCTAAATCACTATTTTCAGTGGGTGGAATTAATTCAGTCAAGATTATTAATATTGGTAGAGATTATAAGAAAATTCCTATTGTAACTGGTATCTATGATAGTGATGGTAATATTGATAAGAATATAAGTTGTTATTTAAATAGCACTGATATTGGTATTCCTAGAACTATAAAAATTGAAAATAATGGAGGATCTTATCATAATGATCAAACGATAAAATCTAGTGTTAGATCAAATTATATTTTTAGTTTGTCTAATTTCAACATTGATGGATTTAATGTAGGTGAATATGTAGTACAAAAATCTGGATCAACTGAGGTTGCTAGAGCAAGAGTAACTTCTTGGAGAAAAGGTTCTAATATACTTAATGTATCAAATGTTACAGGTATCTTTAGAGAGGAGCAACAGATTATTGGATTAGCAGGAGGTAAGACTGCAACTCTTGATAGTATCAGTTATACTGAATTTACTCCTGTTATCAAAACATATTTTGATAATATTGGTAAGTATAATTCCGATATTGGTAAGATAAGTGATCAGAATCAGAAGATCCATGATTCATATTATTATCAAGATTTTTCATATTTAATTCAATCCAATACTCCAATGAATATTTGGAGATCTTTAATAAAGGAAACTACACATCCTGCTGGATTTAAATTATTTGGTGAAGTTGATATAGAATCTTCATCTCAGATTCCTATGAGTTCTAGTACTGTTACTACTCATAATAGTTTTGTAGAACTTAAATCCAATATCACAGTACAGAGTGTTAGAAAACAAATTACTCAACATATAGTATCAGCACAGACTACTACAGTTGAAGATGGAGTTGGATCAGTAGCAAAGGATGCTACAAATACTACTGAGATTAAAGCAACTGAAATTAAATTAAGTGCTGTATTTGATGGAGCATTATCAAATAATGGTAATCTTGCAGGAACAAAAACCTTTGGTATTCTTGATAAAAATAATAACTCTGTTACTCCATACAATGCACAAGCATTATTAATTACTCTTGATGGTATATTCCAAGAACCTGGAGTTGCATATACTGTGTCTGGAAGCAATATAACTTTTGCACAACCTCCATTGGGTGCAGTAACTAAGAATAGTCAAACAGTACCTGGAGTTAAGTTTTATGGTAAGAACTATCAGTTTAAGACTGATACATTGAATGCTAAGTATCTTAGAAA